CTGATAATTATCTACTACCCAATTAGTATCAGTATCTCCTACCAATGCACTAGGATGCGCATAATACCCAAACACTAGAGTATCTGTCTCATGTCCCTGCTGGAGGTTTATAATGATATTACCGCCCTGCCTATAATAGCAATTAACTACAGGCAGTCCATTAATCATAGCTTTCCTAGGGTCAATCTTAGTAAGGAAAGCATTAACTCCTAAGGGCCGGATATAAGCAACTTCTCGTAAATCTGTAGGCACCACTATACTATGCACAAGCGTAGCATTACTTACAGTCCTTGGGTCATCTACAAGACTTAAGGGATTATCCTTTAATCCGCCTAACATACGGGTAATAGAGTCTACGGTAGACCGAATATAAGATTCCTTATCCGGTCTACCAGTGACTTCTAGTACCGTCGATACAATATCGAGCAGCGCCATTATTAACCTTCAGTAACCGTAAGCAATCCGCAATGCTCAGCGAAATCTTTACAGTATTTAATCAGTTCCTTATCCCCAGTAACGAGTGGGAATACCAGTTCCTTNGCNTTAGCATCTACTGTACGCACTAATACACCTTCAGCAATAGGCTCAAACAATACTTCGCCTTTCTTAGGCTCTAATAAATCTACAGGGGTAGGCATAGTAACTTCACCCTCTTGGGAGGCATCACCAGTGTCTACAGATTCTTCCGTATCTTCATTTAAACGATCCAACAATGTAGCCTTAACATCAGCCATAATACAACTCCTGAATAATAAAATATAAGGGTAGAGGGAGCCTTATTGCTCCCTCTACTCTAAGAGTGCTATTAACCTGCAGCACCTGCAGTAAGACCACTGATGATACCACACGAGAGCGGATTAACCAACTCACATGCGAACTCACTAGTCAAGCTACCACCTACACTATCCTGCCCCTGAAGAACTGGCTTATTGCCTACACCATATTCCTCAGTCTTAGCATCACGGCCTTCCATGTAGGCCAGACGGATAGCAGGCAGATCAATAACTACCATAGAGCCAGCAAGCGCTGCGTGGTCATTAAACATAGGATGCTCAATGAGACGAATCGTGCCCTTGTAGAATTTAATAGTAGTAAAAGACAAACCAAAGGTAGTTTCATTAGATGTAATCTCGACTACGCCATTAAGACGACCAATATCGGTCAGTACACGCAGTGCCTGAGAGTCAACAAAGGCAATACGCTGTTTAGCATTACCCATATCAGAGGTGTACTTGAACATAGACTCAAGCAGGGCTACTAGCTGCGTATAGTTAGTAGTGGCACCAGCAACTTTAACATTAGCTGGAGCATACTGATACACGGCATCGATAACACCCTGAGTAGTATGCTCAGGCTGGGCCCCTGTAGTAATCATCTGAGGCTGACCAAAGAACATTGCCGATTCCATATCAGCTGCATGCAGCAGCATAGCATCCTTACGGTTCTCGGTAACATTACCAAACCCAGCTTCGACCAGTGAAGCACGAGCTGTATCAGTAACAGCCCAAGCATTACGGAAGATCTGAGTATAGTTGGGTACATAGGTAGTAGTAATAGAACGAGCAGTCGGGCGATTGGAGCCTTCAGCATGTGCATTACCAACACCAAAGAGTACCGCATTAGCGGCAATAGCGCCTGCAGCTACACGACCGTAAGCACGAGTAACCGTAAAGGATGTAGCATTAACAACCGTGAGTACCTTAATCAACTCACGAGTAGCCGGCACCTGAAAGATCATTCCCGGAACCATACCAGAAGTAGATACTACTGTAATAGTTGTATCCGCGGCAATATGAGCAGCAGCATCATTAGTTACCGACGGAAACTGGAAAGTCTTCGTAAAGTAACCATGAGTTGCAGACTTAGCACGACCTTTCTTAACCTGAGAAGTCAGGCCAAAAAGTGGCGCCGTACCATTAGGGAATAGACGTAAAATCGCAGCGTTGAATGAACGTGTATTAAGTTGCGCTGGATTAAATGTAGCATTAAACACACCAGTACTATAGGGCATATATAGCCTCCTTATTAATTAATATTAACCGTCCTCTTTTAAGAGTTCGGCAAAGTCTACCTGTTGAGGGAGTTTAGATTCTTGCTGAGCAGGATCCGTAGATTGACCCCCAAGTTGCTTACCAAGTTCACTGAGGTAAGTATTAGCCTGAGTAGCAATCCATTCATTAGGCGCTGTAGGATACTTAGTACGTAGCTGCTGAGCTACTCGATCTAATTCAGCCTTAATTACTGGGTTGTCAGCATTAGGAAGTTGAGATAGTTGCTGGGAGGTTATAGTTTGATTAACATTAGCCTGTACTTCTGGCTTAAATGCTTCACAGCGTTTGCTAAGGTGATCTTCCATTACAGTAGCAGAATGCTGCATAGCTGTCTTATAAGCGTTAGCACCTACCTGTTTTACTGCTTGTAGGATAGCCTTAGGATCACCACTTGCCAGTCCCTGTTGTACTTCTGGGGTTAGGCCTTCAGTGAAGTCAATACTAGGGATTACCTTAGCAAAAACTTCGTCAGTGAGTTCTAGTTTGGGAGTTTGGGGTTCATTAGCCCCTTGTGCTTTTGGGTCTATGGTATATAAATCCTTAAACGCATCAAGTGGATTTTCAGGAGATTTACCAGAATTAGGATTTTCTGGATCGGCTACGCCAGCTGCTGCAGGGTCTGCAGGATCCACTGTATTAGGTTTAATCTGATCCGGTGCCTGTGAAGCTGGTGGCTGCCCTTCAGTAGGCTGCCCATTATTATTTTGCTGTCCGCCAAACATTCCTTTAAACATTGTTATGCTCCTTATTTGATTGTGTAGTTTGTGGTGTTACGTACAGGGGTTGAGTCATTAAAGCTTCAATAATATATTCCTGACCTGCTAGATAATCATTAGAAGCTTTAATATCTTCAAGTGTAGCACTCTCTGGTGGAAGAGTCTTATTAGATAGTGCGAGGTATTTCAGAGACTGTAGATAAGCCCGAACTAGAGAGGAATTAAATATACTCCTTAAATGCTCTTGCTCTTCAGTATCAAATCTCCATGGTATAGCCTCATTACCAGTAACTGGTGCTAATTGCATGTTACGACTCCTATAGTTAATTTGCTCCCTTCAGCTTATCTCCCCCGCTACCCCCCTTATGNTTGCATAGAACCTGTTAACCCGTCAAGGGTAGGCACTCACCCATAAATCGCTAACGCGATTTCTAGTTCGACCTAGCCTACGGCAAACCCTTGACTGGCACAGAACCTATGCTAACGCGGGGGAAGGCGAAGGAGTTGCGCTTCCGGTCACGCCGGCTTACTGTCCTCCGCCACCTCCTTGCTGCTGTAGTGCTGCGACGTCTATTCCAGCCTGCTGCATCATCTCAGCTAGGAAGGGCTGCGCCGCCGCCATGATTGCCTGCTTACTCTCCGGTGAGTACTTATACTGATCGATATTCTTAACGCCTATTAGGCTCATAAAGTGGGCGAATAGATCTGGCATGTTATAGCCCGCCCTAATATCTGCAGTCTGCTGTAGTAACTGGAACGNGGTCTGTAGCTGCTGAGTATCCGCCAGTTTAGACTTCGGCGTAAAGCCATCAGCTACCTTAAACTCAATGACCGTAGTCATAAAGTCTCCAGGCTTAGCAGTCTCTAACTTACCTGTATTCAGGTTCAAGGCTTCAATCTTATCCTTATTTAGTAACAGGTTAAGTTTGACTGTATCCTTCATAGGCATGAATATCTGCATTTCCATCATTAGCCCAATCATACGACTACGTAGACTGGCACCATTATCGATTGAGTTAAATTCACCTAATGTACGATTACCCTTAAGAGGCTGGCCTTGACGGAAGGGGTTGATACCATACAGCATGTTAGCCATATTGAGTGTCTGCTGGAGATCTTGGATAGCACTGCCTGTACTACCATCTTGGAATGGAATAGGCTGATATGCGTCCTTAAGGGATTTGCCCATCTTAAGATTACGGACTGGAACTTTAGCTGCCGGTGTAGGAGAGTTAATATCTGTAGGATCGATTAAGGTAGGATCATATATGCCACGATCATTAATGCTACGCTTGGCACTATTAATACGGATATTATACATGTCACTACCAGCTTGCTGGAATGGGATCTGAGCCTCACCGATGCCACGGGTCTGGTAGCCAAAGCCATCTTCTACGCTCTGGCCAATCAGAATAGGATGTCTATCATGTGGAGTCTGTTCAGGAGCAGCATAGATTAGTACATGCTCATTTACTATCTGGAACTTCCAAATCTGAGGAGTGTTAGCTTCAGGGGCGATAATGCCGTGCTCTTTAGGAATAATGCGAGCATAGATAGTAGCTACTTCATACATATTGGAATAGCCTGGATAGACACCTGCAGATGTTTGTTGCCCCTCTAGCCATTCAAGCCNAGTNNNGCCCTGTGCNTATGNCGTACTATCTACATAATCACTGATCTGAGGCTTATCTACATAGGTTAAGGGTTTAGTGGAAGCGGCTGCATTAGTAGTGTTATCCTTACTAACCCCATGATTATCCGCAATAGCCTTAAGTACATTCATATGGGTTTCTTCTCGACTGTACTTATTAAGTAGGCGCTTCAGTTCAATACGCCCCATTAGCTCTACATATCCTACATACTCACCCTTCTCAGCTACATCTGCAGGGAGTACTCTATAATCCCACACTGTATTATAAGGATCTAGATGCCTTAACTTTGTTAGCTTCTGTCTAGTCTGTAGAGTTTCATCTGTTGCACCCTTGATAATAGAGGACAACTGCTTACTGAATTCTGATATACTGTCCCACCTACATTCTATAGCGCAGAAGTTATACTTAGCAGCATCCTTAAATAGCATCTGCAAATGCCTACCATATCTGCCCTTAGTAGCATGATTATCTACAATAGCTTCAAACTTCTCAGCAATCTGCCTAGTTTCTAGGCTACTAGCAACTGGGAATATAGGACTACCAGAGAGGAATACATCAACTAGATAGGCTACGACACTATCCACCTGACTGGCAATCACTGGAATACTTACATCTGTAGTAGGTAATAGTTTCAGCAGGTCTACTGCATCAACTGGCTGCTGATCCTTAGCTAACTTCGCCTTATAGCAAGCATAGGCCACATCGATAGCCGTTAACTTATCTGTAAACTGCGTAAATCTACGTTTAGCCTCCAAGATAGATGAGCAATATTTAACTAGGCTCTCTTGTGATTTGGTACCTACTACTAATGCATTCGCCATTATTATCCCCTATTATGATCTAGACAGCTATTATTATCTTGTACACATGCAGCGCTAGGATCCCATGGTAATTGTACCATATTATCTAGCCCATAACTACTTAATATCAATTCCGCATAATCACTTCTAACATCTAAGCCATACGCATTAACATCTAATATGTCATCCTTATTATCAGTACGATCTAGCTTAAATGCCAAAGCTTGAAACATAATTAGATTACGTACCGCATCACCAATACTATATGTACCGGCTAGCAATTCCTTAACCCAAGTACGGATACGTGCCGTCTTATTACGCCGTTTGGGTGTAAGTTCATGTACTTCAATTATGCTATCGCCTTGCATATTCCTAAGGGCTTCCTCAATATGCCATTTTAGGGTCTGCTGATAGGCTACAGTCTCTACGAATATATGCGGTGCCCCTTCCTCTAGGGCCATATTGATAGCCGTCTCAATACATTCCCCCGGATTCATTATCTTAGCTACTATCCGTTCCACCTTATAATGATTAGGAGCATATATCTTATGGCAGGCTATAGCAGTATCATCACTATCCTTCCTATAGCCACTAGGATCGATTAATATAAACGCCCCAATAGGGTCATCTAACTCAGATACTATAGTAGATTCAGGTAATTTCCCATCAGGTAATAGACTTAACTTACCACCTACGGGGATATTCATTACTTCACTGAACCAAATATCCCCTAGGCCCAAGGCATTATCATGCTTATATTCACTTAGTAACTGCTCCAGGGTAAACTTAGCAGGCCATAGGGGAGTCCAATCCGCTAATATAGCACCCGTAATAAAGCTCTGCCAATCCGGATGTAGCTTTAATTGATTTAATACGCAGGCCTCATTATACATATTACCTATGTATACCAATAAAGCACTACTCATATCCCTACATTTAAGCAGTGTACCAATGATCCATTCTAATAAGGCCTGATTCTCAGTATCACTTTTCGCGCATTCTTTAGTCTGCACATCATCCATGATGATAACATCTGGGCGAGTGTTTAAGATATTTAATCCACGAACACTAGTACCTGCGCCCAATGCAGCTAGTACAATCTCCTGCCCATTAAACTTACCCCTCTTTAATCCCTTGGTATCACGGACTAGGCCGGACTTCCAATTGCCCCATATGCGCCGTACATTAATTCCCCCTAGCATATAGTCCACATCATCCATCATATTATAACTATGAGGTTCAGTGGAACAGACCATAAGTATGAAATGCGCCCGATGGTATAGTACCAGCCAGCAAATAAGTAACTTGATGAAGGTAGTCTTAGCGTGGCCACGGGGCAAGCCTAGTGCAAATCTAAATACTTTACTGGTATCCACCTCTAGCGTAGTGAATAGGCGCCATAGCATATGGTAATAAGGCGGGAACTCTACTAGCTCATCTAGCCCTAATAGCAATAATGCGCTGAATAGATCCAGATCTGTGGCACATCTGGCGCGTATGTTCTCAACGCCAAGTGTTATTTCTTGTTCTTTAAGGCTCTGGCCAGCTTCAGGATGCGAATCTGATTGTGAATTGGCATGACTAATTACCTCCATCGGTTTATGAGTCTATCCTATCACGAATTGCTTGTGCTGTCAAGGGTAGCATTTCCTGCCCATCTACCTCTATTACCTCATTCCTAGCATTAGTCCTTATATCTAATTTAGCACANGTATGAGCAGGTANNGTAACAGTAACTGACGTACTAGTCCCTCCTGTGCC